GACAAGTTGTTTGCGTTCATGGAGATGTATGTGCGTGCAGGAGATATTTGGGTGCGGTTGCAAAAGTTGCAAGGCGCTACACAAGAAGAGATTGCTCAATACCTATCAGAGCAGGAAGTGTAAAAAATGACGAAAGTAAAAAAGCAGATTAGACCTAAGGTAGTGAAGTCAGCACCATTTCCTGATAGTGCAGACAAGTTGGAGTTTATGACTTCCACTTACCCAATCGGTTTCGGGTATTCCGAAAAAGGAAACCTACTTATGTTTGTTCACGACCACTCGGTTGAAGGTGAAGAGCCAGTTGTTCTAGAGCACCTTATTGCAACAAAAGAGTTGGAAAGGATTATTGAGATTGCTCACGAGACTTTAGATAACTTAGGGCGTCACCTAATGGGAGTAAAAATCAAATGAAAACTATTCTCTTTACGGAAAAGTTCAGTCTCTATGTTCGACTCAATGATGCGGTTAGCATTTTTAGTTTGTATCAAACTGCCTTGCCTGAAGAGGAGTTTCTCCACCTGCGGTTAGAAGCAGTAGAGTTTTTTCTTGACGAGTCAAGAACTTTGTCGTATCACGACAAATCACTAGATAACACAGACTTGCGTATGGAGTTTATAGATGGCTCTATCTACGGCTATCTTGACGAAGCGTTTGATAATCGTAGAGAAATACAAACACCGATGCTGAAGTTCGCTGCGGCTGCCGATGACATTTTGCTTGCAGATGCTTGGCGAAGTGGGGTAAAAATCGGAGAGAAGAAGTGGCAGCGTCTAAATCAAGACGAAGACAACAGGAGGTTAGACCGATATGAAAGTTAGAGACCTTGTAAATCAGTTGCAGATGAACTACCTCCCTGATGACGAAGTTATTGTTGCCTACTGGGATAAAGACACAGTAGAGAGTTACGGCGCTCCAAAGATGACTGATGATGCGTGGTCAGAAGTTATTACGCGTTATGAAAATGGAGAGTGGCACTTCCAAAGTAGTGCGGCTGCTGATTTTGCTGAACTTGCAGAAGAAGTTGTGAACGAGTTGGTGGACGAAGAGGAAGCTGAGGGTAAAAATGTCGGTGATTGAAGAACCTAGACACGGTTATGAGATGTGCGATGCGTGCGGAACAGCAGTCGAGTGCACACAGCAGGAGAAAGTTCCCGATGATGGTTTGCACTTTGACTTCCTAAACTCTGGCTATTACGGAGGTTTCACAGACAACTTCCCACCAAGAGAAGGACTTGACTGGATAATGTGCCATGATTGCGTTGTGAAGTTCTTAGAAACCTTTCCGATGCTGGCTAACAAAGTTTCAGGTGGGCAACACCCTGCGGATAAAGACTCAAAGCCTTGTTGCAAATGGGCATGGGCGTTTGATGGAGATGATGTTCTTTCGGTAGATGCCGATGGTAACTGGGTAAAAGAAAGAAAAAGGGAAGCCGTATGAGCGAAGCAGTTGATTTGATACCTCTAACAAAGAGCGTGATGTTTGTTGGGGACTACTTCTCAATGATTACAACAGTTGTTCTCAATGAGGAGTTGCGTGAAGAAGGCGAAGATGATGAGGATTTGGCTATCCGATTGGCTGGAGTTCTTATTCAAGAGTTCTACGGCTGGGACGTAGTTGCGGTCTCAAAAGAGATTGGTTTGGTAGAAGACGACAGCGAAGAAGACTGAACGTGAGCTGCAGCAGAAAATAAGGGTAAAAATCCTGAGTTATTCTAGAAGCTCCATGCTGCCGCTGAGAATACTCGCGCAGCATGATGAGGCGGCTCTACCTTCCGCCGCGCTTCTCCCCTGACCTCCCTGCGGGGGAGAAGTGTCGATGCGGAGCACTTTTAGGCTCACGAAGCCCTCCTGAGGGTAGAAACTGATGCGGTCAGCCTCCTTATAGAGCCAAGCAATCAGTAGTAAAGTTCTTGTATGTTGATACCCGGCATAGTTGATAAAGAGTTCCACCCAAATGGCTCAGCCGCGTCTTTTGTTGCCGCCATCATTGATGACCCCAACGACGGAGAAACCAAACTTGTTATCATGTTTGAGGAGTTGGGACACATTGCGGTGTTGTCGTTAGACAGATTGATTGACTCTGAAGACATCTCGGTAAAGAACAACTCCCATCATGCGGATCGTCACGAAGACCTTCTTCGAGATCTGCTGTGGGAAGACTAAAGGGGTAAAAATTTTAGCCTGGTAACCAGGCCCACCGCTGCGTGAAGAAGGGAGGGACATCGCTGTGACTACGATTGCTGCAATACAAGGAGAAGGTTGGGCTGTTGTCGCCTACGACTCTCGCGTAACTGAAGAAAATCGTTCTTTTGTTTTGCCGAAAGATGCTGGAAAAGTTGTTCGTAATGGCAGTTACATCTTGGGTGCGGCTGGGGACATGCGTGCTGTAAATCTTTTAGCCCACACACTCAAACCACCTGTCCCTGCGGCTACAGATGTTGGCATCAAACTCGACAAGTTCATCTCATCTAAGTTCGTTCCTGCACTCAAAGCCTGTTTTGATGAGGCTCAGTATGGTGAGAAAGGCGAACAAGACTCAAATGTTTTAGTGATTGTGCACGGAACCATCTATGAAATCGGCTCTGGCTACGATTGGTGTCACGACGAACGCGGCTTACATGCCATTGGTTCTGGGGCTGACTACGCTCTGGGTGCGATGTATCAAGCTGCCGAGGGTAAAAAAAGAACGATGTCCCACGCACGCAGCAGCGCAAAGAACGCGGTCGCCATCGCTTGCCGTCTTGACCCCAACTCTGGAGAGCCTGTTTATCTCTTGACTCAGAGCGCCTAACCTGGTTTTCCTCCAGGCTGGAGAACACTTCCAAATAACTTCTTGACATTGACTTGCATCTTCCTGCACTTTCTGTTATGCTTATCCCATAACGACGAAAGGAAGAAAGATGAAGGGTCTACCAGATAGCGCCATCTACGGCACATACAAGCGTGCCAAGAGAGGTCGCCGTAGTTCAAGCGGTGAAGGCTTCTTTGAGTTTATGGTGGAGTTGTATGTTGCTTACAAGCGCTACAAGGCTTACCGCAATCGTAGAAACTTTGTTAGATAACCTACTTGCAAAATGCAGGAAGGTCTGATAGACTTACATCTGTAAGACAAACGACGAAAGGAAATAAAATGATAGACGCAGTTGAGAACTGGTTAGGTGTAAGCCTTACTAAGCGAGGACGCTATGTTGTTGGGACAATCTTGTTCCTGCTATTCCTTGCGGTGTTTGCGCTCGCAGACCACATCACCACACCTGAACAATGCCGAGTTCCACTAGAAGAGATGAGTTCTTTCTGCAAGAACTTGCTCTACCCATAAGCGACGAAAGGACAGGGTAAAAATGTCAAAGAAGATTCATAACGGAGGTTCTACAAAATCTTTGTGGACGCCGTTTCAAGAAGCAACGCCGATGGCTAATGGAAAGCCACAGCCTATGATGCTGAGAGAACATGAAACCTTTTGGGTGAACTCGTTCTACACAGTCCATAAGTTTCTGTTTGAGGGAACTGAAGAAGGTGCGATGCACCTGAGCATCAGACAGAATCAACGCAAAGCCATCAGAGACTGGCGACACTTCCAACGCATCAAGAACGAACTTGCTGGCGCTGAAAGAGAAGCCATTGAAATCTTCCCACCTGAAAGCCAACTTGTTGATACGGCTAATCAGTATCACTTGTTTGTCTTGCCTGTGGGAGCAACATCTCCCTTCACATGGAACGCAGGTCGAAGAGTGACCAGCGAACCTGACGACGAAGAGACGCGTAAGTGGGTAGCGTCTTTGGGTGGAGACCCCGATGCGATTTCGGGAGCAGTACAACGACCCATCGAAGAAGGATACGAGAGGTAAAAAATGAAGAGTGCGAACATCGCACAGCAGGCTGCGGAACTTTATGACAAAGGTTTTGCAATCGAAGCAGTAGCAAAAGAACTTGGAGTCGCGTATCGAACTGCACGCAAGGCGATTTATTCGCAGGGCACAGTCGTTCGAGACCCATCAACTCGTTTGGTTGGACGAACCCGACCAGACAAGAAAAGGAATCTAGATGCCTAAGAACATTGTTTGGACTTCAGTAATCGCTGCGGTCGCTTGCGTGGCATCTGTGATTGCTGCGGTGACCAACACACCTGACTTAGTTATTTCGTTTGGGTTTGTTGCTCTCACATCTGCAATCCTCAGTTCAAGAGAAAAGTAACTACTAATGAAAGACGAAAGGACGCCACATGTGGCTATTTAGTGAAACAGGTTTTATGTCTGCGGTTGTAGACCTGCAGGACAAAAACAAAATGATTGTTCGCGGTCGTGACAAGAAAAGCTTGGAACCTCTTGCGAAGTTTGCGAAGGTAAAAATTCTGGATACTCCAGAGCGGGACTACCCACATCGTGTGTTTGTCTCGAAGAAGAAGTATGCGGATTGGGTTCTGAAGACCATCGAGGAGATGCAGTACAACAACTACAAGTCTCGTATGTACCAGACTCGTGGTGCGGACTTCACTCACTCGCTGTCAGAGGTTTGGTCAGTCATGCATCAGGTTGAGGAGGGCTACACCAAGCCCACCTACACAGGAGGGACACCTCCTCGTACAACTTGGGACGACTCTTACTATGACGAGTACCCAAGCCTCTTCCCAAAAAAGTCAGGCAGATAACTTGACTTCCCTGCAAATGTCAGGTAGATTGGTCTAAAGCCAACAGGGAGGCAAATCAAATGACACAAATGACATCAACATACGCACCAGCATCTGAGAAACAAATCAAGTTTCTTGATGACTTGGTGAGTAACCGAGAGATTCCATCTGAGATGGTCTCTGCATACCATGCGGAGAAAGAAACTCTTGACATCAAGAAGGCATCAAGCCTGATTGACCTTTTCCTGAAGTACCCCAAGATGGTTCTCCAGCCAACCCTTCCATCTCCAGCCTTCGCTGAGTTGGTAAAAAAGGCAGAACCTAACCTCTACGGGGAACTTATTGGGGCACTTCAGGGAGTACCTAAAAGCAAGTACGCGATACCTGTTTCTGAGTTGATGACTGACTTATTGACAGATGCGGTTCATGGTGACCTTGTGTTTTTGGAGGTCAAGGAGTACATGAAGAAGACCTACATGAAGAAGTTGTTTGGTTCAGTAGGAGCGTTCACTCGCGTACGACCAGCCGTTGAGGACGCCCTTGTGTTTGTACGGATTATCAAGACTGACCCCTACAAGTACACAAAGTTGTTTGCTGAACATTACCAATGCTGTGGCAAGTGCGGTGCTGAACTCACAGACCCTAAGAGTCGTGAGTTGATGCTTGGCCCGGAGTGCAGAAAGGCTTTCAGCCTCTAGTAGTCAGTTGTTTGGCGAAATCCACCCTTTGAGGTAGTCTTAGGGGGTGGATTTCCCTGCAAATGTGCTAGGGTTGAGGAGGTAAAGACGTATTAGACAAAATGATGAGGGCTATCTGACGCCCTTTGGTGCCGTGTTATTAGCACCTGTCCCTGTCCCCTAACAAAGGAGCAACAATGCGTATTTCTAAACGCGAAGCGGAAACAGCAGTATTTGGTTTGTCAATAGCCTTCGTGCTATTGAGCGCCAGCGCTGCGGTCGCACAAGCAGTTGGAAAAGACGATAGCCAATCCAATGTAGTAGCAAGCGCAAGTGCAACATCAACGACATCAACGACAGAAGCGAAGAACGTAGTGATCCCTGATCGCGTCGATAGGGGGGTAAAAAGTTACTCACTAAAGGCAGCATCAGTTACAACACAGCCTCCTGCTCCATCAGTTCTTGCGAAGTACGCGGAACGTCGAGCACCTTTGGAGCCTGAAGAACTCAAAGAACTCCTCAAAGCAGTTGGATTCAAGGGCGAAGCCCTCAAACTCGCTTGGGGTATTGTGATGCGTGAGTCTCGTGGCGGACCAACTGCCCATAACGGGAACGCAAATACAGGAGATAACTCCTATGGATTATTCCAAATCAACATGATTGGTGGTCTTGGAACAGACCGCCGAGAGAAATACGGTCTTGCTACAAACGATGACCTGTTTGACCCAGTAACCAATGCACGGATTGCCTTCCTCATGTCAGGTGGAGGAGAAGATTTCGGCGCATGGGGGGTTGGTAAGAACGCCTACAATGGTGGGAAGGTTGGCGACCTATACACATGGGTCTCCAAGTTCCCGTCAAACTAGGAAGGAAACCCACATGTCAGAAGAAGTAAAGCCAGCCGAGCCTGTTGTTCCAGCAGTTGCCGAGGTTGTTGCGGTTCCAGAACCAGAAGTTGTTGTGAAGCAGGAAGCTGTAGCTGTAGCTGCAGCAGCTCCTGAAGCTAAGAAGGGTAAAAATTCCGATCAGTCCAACGCAGCTGCGAAAGGTTCTGGCGTTTATGTCCAGATGGCTGCGCTTGTTTGCTGCGGAAGCGCTCGCAACTCACGTTCAGTTATCTCAGTACAGAAGCGTTTGATGGAACTCGGTTACGCATCTGCAGGAGATGAGAAGAGTGGTTACTTCGGTGAAAACACTTGCTCTGCTCTCCAAGAGTTCCAAAAAGACAAGCGAATAGAATCAAAAGATTGTGCTGACTTAGCAACTATTCAGGCTTTGTTTAGTGGTACGGCAGTAGAAATCCTGCCTTAGTTCTTTCTAATCAACGCCCAGTCTCTCATCTATTATTGAGGGGCTGGGCGTTGTTGCGTCCGTAGCAACGTCATTAGTGCGGACTATGGAAGGACGGCACAAAATGGCAGCAAATACAGAAAAGACCAAGATGGTTCTGTCAAGAATCATGGCGGTGTTCGCAGCATCGGGGTTGTCCGTGATTGGCGCTGGCGCTATTGCTGGCGTAGAACTCACACAAGCAATCTTGATGGCTGGCATAGGTGGCGTGGCGACCGTAGTTGAGGGGTTGAGTCGCGCTTATCTGCAAGATGGGAAACTCACTGCGGCAGAGATAGATGATGTCTTTGCGGCTGTAGATAAGAAAAACGCATCTCGCAAGGGTGCAGCATCTAACTAGTTAGACCTGTGAACAGGAAGACCCAGGGGGAATTTTTACCCCTTGGGTCTCCTCTTTCTAAAGTTTTAGAAAAAGAAAAACCCCCCTGCCTTAGCAAGGGGGTCTTTCTGTCCCGTGACTAGATAAGTGTAATGCTAGGTTCTATAAACTTCTGCACCTTTGCTACGGTCAGTTTGATGATGTCTACCTGCTCTTCAGTGAGTCCGATAGTCTCGCCCTCATAGTCTGTCCCACCTGTGAGAACTATGTCCCCCACTAAGTAGTCCGTGTGTGCTCCGAATACTTTGTCCCACATGTATTGAGCGTATGGGTTATGCGGTAGTGAGTTTAGTTTGCCTTCTTCGTTGCACCACATAGACAAGTCTGATGCTAGGTCAATCGCTTGCACCCAGCCACCTACTGCGGTCTGTAGTTTGTTGAGGCTGTCAGAGGATAGGTCTAACTCTGTGACTTCTCCTGTTGTTGTTACCTGTATTGCTGTCTTTGCCATTGGGTGTCCTTTCGTCATTGGCTTACGGTGTAAGTCTATAGACCTTTCTGCACTTTGTCAAGTCCTAGCCTCTAGTGAGTTTGTCGTCTTTGTAGCAATCGTAAGACTCATGGGTGTCCTCACGCCTTCCACATAGGCAGACCTTTGCGGTGTAGACCTTTGGTCTGCGGTTAGGCAGACTGCCTACGGCTATTACTTCTACAACCTCTACCCCAAGTTTCTTAGCTAGACCTTCTGCGTCTGCCTTCCTTGCGGTGCTATAGGTGTATTTTTTGCCTGTCTTTGGGTTAGTTACTTGGTACATCTTGGGTGTCCTTCTTGTGTTGCGGTGTGTGTTGCGGTGGCATTGGAAAGCCCCTCAGGTCAGGGGGCGACCTAAGGGGCTGTAATCCTTTGCGGTTAGGCTGCGGTGCTTACTGCTCCGAGGATTTGTACTCGTGCGGTGCGACCCCAGATGATGTCCTGCACTTCTGCCATCTCCATCTTGCGGAACTGCTTACCGCCTTGTCCATCTGTTTCCTCTGTGACGATGAAGCGGGTGATGTCGCAAGAGCCTGCGAACAACTCACGAACCTTGTTCAAGGTATCTACATGAAAGTAGTAAGTAGTTCCACCTGCTGTGATTTCAATTCCATAAGTCTTATACATCGTTTGTTTCTCCCTGTGTAAGTAAGCCTTATTGCTTACAAGAGATAACCTATCAACCTTCCTGCACTTTGTCAAGTCTTTCCCCAAGATTTTTTAGATTTCTTTCTAGCCTCTAGTCAAGACCTAAGACCTAGCCCAGTCAGCCCAGTCAGCCCAGCCCAGCCAACACAAGAGACCTAGACCCAAGACCTAGACCTAGACCCAAGACCTAGCCCAGCACCTAGAAAGATTTAGTGTCTAGGTAGACCTAGCACTTCCTAATAACTTGATGACCTCGACCTGGTGACCAGGCTTGACTACTTCCTAATAACTTGATGACCATGATGACAATGAACGCACCTAGCCCACCAATAAATACACATAGTGGTGACATGACCACACATAGTGACTGCCTTGATGACCTTTGATGACCTTGACGAACACAAAAGCAATCACAAAACGAAAAAATAAAATGCAAAACCAAAACGCAAAAACACAAGAAAAAAAGCCCGGAACGATTTGGAGAGGCTCTCCACTAAAGCGGAGCCCACTCGCAGCCCAAAGTCAAAAAATGTAAAGGTTCAGTTTTTCGCCCCTTCCGTACAAAGAGATAGCTCCTCTTTCTCCCGTACGACACTTCAAAATTCCTGTACTATAGACAGGTGGACCAGATGACGCTATTGCCCCCAGATGAAGTGACCTTCATTAGCTCTCTGCCACGTCCAGAGGCAGAATCCCGCCTCAGAGCCCTCTGGGAAGCAGGCTGGTCGCTACAGACCTTGGGAAGCTCCCTGCAACCACAAAGACCTAAGACCACAATCCATTTCTGGGTAAAAAGAGCGCCAATAGTGGAGCAGTTGAGAGCAATCCCTTCTCCACCCCCAAAGTCACTAACTACTTCAGTTCCTACCAAATCTGCCCCCCGTTTGAGGTCCATTTCTCCGGGCGTCCCTCCCGATATGAGACCTAGATTAAAAGAACTAAGCGCTTTAGCCCAGAGGTATAGAGCCAAGACAGCTCCTGACAGCCCTTTGGCTTTGGCTAATGACGAGTTGACGGCTATAGCAAAGACTTTGAGAAGTATGGGTGTACCGACTGCGGCTATTGCCGAGGCAGCAGGGGTTTCCTATCGAGCAATGGCGAGAAGGTTGAGTAAGTGAGACAGTACGAAACACAGTCTGGTACTTATACAGAAGAAGAGTTAGCGGTTGTAGTTTGGATCAACCCAAAAGCAAAAAAGTCTCGACAGTCTAGAGCTCTTGAAACCATGACTTCTGAGAACTCTCGCTACCCAATGGCTTTTCCCATCCGTAGTCTTACAAAAAATCGCTCTTGGAAGAACGCCCAAGTAGCTAAAACAAAGGAAGATGTTTTTTCCTTTATACCTTTAAGCGAGCGTTCCAGACCAGTACTTATTCCGTTAGGAGTAGCAAAAGAAGCTTTGGGGTGGAATGACTTTTACATCCCATCCGAATATACGGAGAAGTAATGAGAAAAATAGTCGATGTGTTTCCTGCTGTCGTAAAACTCGCTCCTCCGGGCTCTCTTTCCGATATCACCATGCTTAAAACCACTGGAGATGCCCCACAAGGGACAAGGAAGTTGGATAGGTGTCGGGTTGTTGTACTTCAAAACACTTTATTGATTGCTGAAGACTCACCTGAGGGGCCTAGAATTGTTTTCCGTGAAGAAGTAGACTTAATGGTGCAGGATAAGAAGTTGACCAACATTTTGACCATTTCAGGCAAGATTATTGCGTTTATGAAGGACGACAACTGCGGTTGTGGGTCCAGATTGCGTAGTTGGAACCCATATGGGGGCTTTATTAGTTCGGGAGAGGACCCTAGTTGAGTCTTTTGGAGTTCATTGTCTTAGGTTTAGCGACCTACCGAGTGACACGGCTTATTACAAGGGACACGATTCTTAACACACCAAGAAATTGGATTTGGAAAAAGTTCCCCCCAGAGACCTCAAAGTTTGGATACCTCTTCACTTGCGAGTGGTGTACCTCGATTTGGGTCGCATCAGCCTTCGGAATATCTACTATCATTACATCAGTAACTATTGCTGTAGCCACAGTGTTCGCACTGTCTGCAGTGGCAGGGCTGTTGACTGCGTATGAGGATAAATAATCTCATGCTCCGCAACCAAATTGACGAAGGGTATCTCAAGTGAGCGTATTCAAAAAAGTAGAGCCAGCTGAAGAAGTAAAAGCTGAAGCTCCTAAGCGCCAGTCCCGTCGTCGTACATCTACAAAACGTTCAACACAAGTATTGCAAGTCCCGCAGAGACCAGCTCCATCTTCTTTCGCTAATGTTTTTACTAGCGGAACTCCAGCAATGTCTGCTGCTTACAACATTCCTCGTTCTCTTACTGCTGCTGCTGTTCAAGTTAAAGTAAATGACAAAGCAGAATTCGAGCAATTTAAAACTCGTCGTCATGCATCTTCATCAGCATGGCAAGCAGAAGCTTGGGAATATTACGACGCTATCGGTGAAATCAAATATGCATTCAACTTAGTTGCATCTGTTGTTTCACGAATCCGTATTTATGCTGCAGCAGTTGATGATCCATCACAAGCTCCAGTATCTGTAAACGAATCTCGTGTTGTTGAAGGAAATCTTTCAGCGGCAGCAGAACGTGCGTTAGAAAGGTTGAACTCTGCATATGGTGGTCAAGCAGGCTTACTTAAAGATGCTGCTCTTAATCTTTCCGTCTCAGGTGAATGCTATTTGGTTCAGATGCCTGCTCGTCCAGGAAGTGGTCTTCCTGAGTCTTGGGATATTCGTTCTGTTGACGAAGTAGTTACTGACCCTAAGGGTGGCTTTAGTGTTATCGGTCGTAGAGAACAAGCAGCTGGACAAGGTGCAGCGTTTGGTGTTAATCGACTTGGTAACAAAGCATTCGTAGGACGAATCTGGCGTTCACATCCACGTTTTTCTGATGAAGCAGATTCATCACTTCGTTCACTTCTAGATTTGTGTGCAGAGCTTCTTCTGCTGAACAGGACATTCCGTGCTACTGCTCGTTCTCGCCTCAATGCTGGCGCTCTTTATCTTCCAGATGGTCTTTCGGTTGCGGCGCAGGCGGACCCAGACTACCCATACGATTCTGAGGATGGCATCGGCGCAGGCTTTACTGCTGAAGAAGCCGAAGACGAATTCGAAGAACAATTAATTGATGCGATGACAACTCCGATTCGCGATGAAGAATCAGCGAGCGCAGTTGTTCCGCTTATCATCCGTGGTCCTGCAGAACTTGGCGACAAGATTAAGCAGTTCAAGTTCGAGCGTTCATTTGACCCAGCACTTGCTGAGCGTTCAGACCGTGTACTAGAGCGCATCTTGCAGGGACTTGATGTTCCAAAGGATGTTGTAACAGGTCTTGCAAATGTTAAGTACTCAAACGCACTTCAAATTGATGAGGCTCTCTACAAGGCACACATTGAACCTTTGATGCTTCTTATCTGTGATGCACTCACAGTTGTTTACTTGCGTCCATATCTTATTGCTAACGGATACCCAGAGGCTGAAGTAAACAAGATTGTTGTTTGGTATGACCCATCAGCAGTTTCAACTCGTAATGACCGTGCTGCAGATGCAGATGCTGGTTATGACCGTATGGCTGTCAGCGGAGATACATGGCGTCGTGCTCATGGCTTCTCAGACCAAGATGCACCTACTCCAAATGAGCTTGCACTTCGCATGCTTACAGAGAAGGGTGCAATCACTCCTGAACTTACAGAAGCAATGCTTAATACTGTTGCTCCTGAGATGATGCAAGCAGTTAAGGCTGCTGCACAAGCACAATCTGTTGCTCCGCTAACTCCAGAGCTACAACAAATTCTTGAAGGTGGGGCACCTGCAGAAACTCCTGCAGAACCACCAGCCGAAACTCCAGCTCCAACTACAGAGGCAGGGCAGTAATGGCTGAAAAAGTTTGCCCTCCAGCAACACAAGACATTGCAATCAATCTTAAGAATCGCAAGAACGCTATTGATACTGCAATGTATGGACCGCTTAACCCTGCAGAACCAAACGAAGAGTATTGGACCGCATTAGGAGCCGAGTGGGGCGTTGATGTTGAGACTGCAAAGAAGCAACGCTGTGGCAATTGCGCTGTCTTTATTCAAACACCAGAGATGCTTTCTTGTATTGAAGGTGGTTTAACAGATAACGCAGATGAGTTTGATTCTATTAACGAAGCAGGCGAACTGGGTTACTGCGAAGCATTTGATTTTAAGTGTGCATCAGCACGCACCTGTCGTGCTTGGGTTGCTGGCGGTCCAGTAACAGCAGCTGGTAAGAAAACAATCTCTCAAACACCTGCTCCAAAGAAAGACCAGATTAAAGGCTCAGACAAGAACAAAAAGGTTCTGCTTCTGGCTCTAAAAAAATTACTTTTGACGCAAAAACAGAAGCATCACTAAAGAATAAAGTTGCAGAACACAATAAGACTGCACCTAAAGGTCGTAAAGCTTCTTTGTCAATGCTCAAAGCTGTCTACCGTCGTGGTGCTGGAGCCTTCTCCGTCTCGCACCGCCCCGGTATGACTCGCAATCAGTGGGCAATGGGTCGCGTCAATGCATTCCTCCGTCTTCTTAAGTCTGGAAAGCCTTCATCTGCTGCTTACAAGACAGACAACGATTTACTTCCAGCTTCACACCCACGTTCTACAAAGAAAGCAACATCAATCACTGCATCTGGTTTAATTCCAGAAGAGCAAGATTTAGCAGACGCACTTATTGCAATTACTCAGAAGCATGGACCATTTGACCAAGATGGCGATGGTGTTTGGGCTGGTTACACACCTGCATACGATAACGATAAGAAAGATATCGGAGTCAAGTGTTCTAACTGCGTTTTCTTCCAAGGACCAAACAAGTGTCAGATTATCTCTCTTGAGGTTGAGGCAGAAGGTAAGTGTCGCTTTGCTGTGATTCCAGAAGGAGTTGTTGATATTTCAACAGTCCCACTTCGCGATGAAGAGGATATGGAACTTCTATTAGCAACTGCATACGCAGAAGCACAACTTATTACAGAACTTAAAGAAGAGTCAGAGTACGCCTCTCCTGAAGAAGTTATTTTTTCTATGACAGAATTCTCTGGCTTGGGCTATGACGCAGAGCAAGCTTTCCGAGCTAGCTGGCTTCGTGCAATTCGTAATAACGACAACCCATTTAAGAGAGTTTCATTACTTGCAAGCATGACATACGACAGTCTTGATGCAGATCTTCTTCCAACACGAGAGGTAGTCCAATAGTGAGCACCAACTACCCAAAGAAGCCAGCTCTTCGTCTCTCTTCTATTGAAGAGCAGACACAAAAGATTAATGCTGCAGCGCTAGAGCTTGTTGAGAAAGCTAACGCTGAGTTTTCTGGTACTCGTGTTGTTACAAAGAAAGCAGCACTTACAGTTATTGCTCGCTCTCTTGCTAAAAACGAATCAGATGCATTCTCTGTTCGTAAACACAAAGCTCTTACAGAACTTTCCCACTACATCACCCTTGCTCAAAGCGATAGGGCGCTCACTGCAAGTGTAGAAAATACAGACCTTTTACCAATTGCACATCCACGTTCTACTCGTGAGCATGATTTAACTCTTGCATCATTGATGCAACATCGTGCCCGTTGGATTACTGATGACCCAGAAATCAAAGACGACAACGCTCGTGTTCTTCTTGCATCTGCTTTAACTGCACACCCAGCATCTGTTGAGTATGAATATGCAATTACTCATCTTTCAACAATGCCTCAGGGTATGGTTCCTCAATACGCTCTTCTTGCAGCTCTTGGTGATGGAAACTCATCTGCTGCTCGTCGTGCTCGTGCAATGCTCCAGCGTCGTGACCGTAAGGGTCGATTCGCTGAGATGGGTGGCGGACTTCGTGCATTGATTAAGCGTGCAGCAAGTGGTCTTGTTCAAAGTCTTACTGGAACAGCAGTCTCTCAAGGTATCGACGGCGATACATTTGACATGGAGCTTCCAGATGGAAAGCTTGTTCGCGTTCCAGCAAGTTCTGCTGAAGCAATTAAAGCAATTCTTCCATCAATGCAGACAAAAGATGGGTATAGCAAGACTCCAGCAAAGGTTTCTATTGGAGACCCTGTAATCAACGAAGCAGACCTAGAAGTCGTAGATGCTCCAGATGGATTCAAGCTTGATGAAACTTGGTCTCCTAGCCAAGGAGATGTCGATTACTACGGCACAAAAATTGACCTTGGTAAAAAATACACAGATGATGCTTACGATGTCATTAAATTTGAGACACCAAACGTTGCTGCAAAAAATAAATTTGAAGCCGAGCAGCAAAAAGAAGCAGAAGGAAACAATGTTGTTACCTTAGGTAAAGGTAAAGACGGTTGGCTAGACCCAAACAAGCCTGTCTATTTTGTTAGCCGTCGTGACGGTAAAGAAAAGAACTTTGCTGCAACACAGTCATGGGCTGATGTCCAAGACATGATTACTCAGGACGAGCCTAAGTATGAAAAGGGTGAACCAGCAGACCCATCATCAGCAGGTAAAACACCTAAAGCACCTACTAAAACAGTGTCCACACCTAAGAGTGGTGGACCTGACGGAACTGATGGCGGAGACGAAGGCCCTCTAAAAGCTGGAGACTATGTACCTACTCCAATTGATTTAGATAAGTACGACGGAGACATTATTCCTGGCGATCCAAAAGCCAAGAAGAGTGAAGTTAAGCAGTACACAAAGAAGCTTAAAGATTTTGAAAAGAATGGTGGTCTATTCCCTCTAGACCCTCGTAAGGACCACTTAGTTCTTAAAGATGGAACCATTATCAATCCAGAAAATGGTCGCGTTCTTCGTGATGCTAAAGGAATGGCAATTCCAGCAAGTGAATATGACGCACCTAGCGGAACCAAATCCACTTCAGCTAAACCAAAAGCAATTATTCCAGCAAAGCAAGAAGACTTTGATTACCCAGAAGGTTCTTACAAGTTACAACAAGGAGTTGAATATACTCCAGAAGGTCCTATTGATGGACAGGTATCTCCTGACTACACAGATGACCCTGCAGAACTTGCTCAGAAGTATGAAACAGATGAACTAACAGAGGCTCTTAAGCAGTCTGTATCTGGAACTAAAAAAGAACCAGCAACTGGTTATGGTTCACTTCCTTTTGAGGCTGGAGATGAAATTGTTCCAGCAGAAGCAATCTACAACGCTCTTAAAGAGCAGGGTGAAGATGCTGATGCAATTCTTGGAGATATTTATAGCGGCGGTAAGCAAGCAGAGATTGCAGAATCAACACCAGAAGTGTCTGATGAAATTAAAGATGCTTTAGGTGGAGAAGATGTTGAAGATGCTCCACTTCCTGATGGAGAAGAAGACCCTACAACTCTTCCACCACTACTTGAAGGTCTTTCAGAAGATGAAAAGGCTAACTACGCTGAAACTGGAGACTACACAAAGTATCTTCCAAAGAATTCAACTGACGAAGCACCTAGTGGTTACACAGAACTCAATGAAGACCCATTTAACAATTCTGAAGCAGTTCTCCCAGAAGATGCTCCAGATGGGTTCTCATTTAATCCAGTAGATATTGCTAACTCTTACACCAAAGAAGATCTTAAAGGAGAACTTCGTCGTGCCCTAGAGCCAGGAAACGAAATGCCTGGTTATGGTTTGATTTCGCAAGAAACACCAGAAGGCGAAGATTATGTTGGTTATGTTCCAGGCGAAGCAATTCGCGATGCTCTTCAGCTTCAAGGCGAAGACACAAATGCTCTCATTAACGAAATCTACGCAGAAGGCGCAGATAACGAACCTACTTCACAAGAGATCCAAGACGCTCTAGAAGGAGAAGCACCTGAAACCACACAAGGAACCCCCACCGAGCAAGAAGCGCCTGCCGAAACCCCGCAACAAGTTGCGACGGACGAAGCGGGACCCGAAGCCACCACAGTTAACACAGGAGAACCAACAGGACCTGCAAGACTAAAGGCTAAGGTTTCAGAACTCAAAGCTGGAGATGTTACAACCAACGATTTCTTCACTATTGAAAATATTTACTCTGACGCTGATTCCGAGTCTGCTAAACCAGGTTCCGTTTGGGTTGAGGGTTACTATCCAGGTCACGCAACTCAGAAGACCAAGCTTTGGTACCCAGATACAGAGATTGAAGTTTATCGAAACGTAGATGCTCCACAAAAGGGAGACCTACCAGAACTTAGCAAGCCTTTCGCTAAAGATTATGATCCACAGAAGAAGGTTTACAAAGATGAAGCTCTAGGAATTTTTGTTCCTAAAGATGCTGCAGCTCGTGAGCAATACCTTGCTGATGTTGAAGAATATAACAAGAATCTAGAAGCAGCTAAAGCAATGTGGTCTGCTCCAGAAGGTCTTGAAGAATGGCAAACACCAGATGCTGCACCTGTATACACTCCAGAAAATCCAATTGGTATTTCTGAAGTTGCATCAGTTGATGTTAAGCCTGGTGATATTACATTTAAAAAAGAATGGGGTCAGGATTACTACGAGTTCTTTGTTGTTGAGGGAGTCTCAACCGATGAAGAAGGAAACGCAGTTGTTCAGGGCTACTACCCAGGTCACGAGTCACAGACTAAGACTTGGAAGGGTACAACCAAGATTACAGTTATTAAGGGTGCAACTCCTCCAGAAGCAGGAACTAAACCTGCACTAGAGCGTCCAAAGAAGGATGACCCAGACTTTGCAGAAAAGAAGGCAGCATTTGATGCAGCAAAGAAAGAATCTGCTGCAACATGGACTGCGCCTATTGATTTAGAAGCATCTGCACCACAACCAAAGGCTAAGAAGCCAACCCCTCCTGCATTCCAAGGCGACAAGCTAAAAGCAATTGCAGAAGCAGCTGGTGGAGATGCAAAGAAGTTCAAAGAACTCCTTGCACAAGAAGAAGTTGTACACATTGACTTCGAGTCAACAGGTGGATTTAACAAGCCAAGTCCAATTCAAGTTGCTCTTGTTAAGACAAAGAATGGCGAAGTAATCGACTCCAAGGTTCTATTTATGAACCCAGAGAAGCCACTTGATTCTTTCTACACAGATAAAGACCCTGCAGAAGTTCTTAAGGACTCTGAAGGTAATCCAATCTCTGATGCATTCCTTGAGAAGCAAATGTCTCAGGAAGATGCGTTCAAGCAGATTATGGAATTTATGGGCGAAAACCCAATCGTCTCTGCACACAACCTCCCATTTGATGGAGAAATCCTCAAGCGCTACACCGACCAGTTTGGAATGGACTACAAGCCTGCTGGCGAGATTGACACATTGTCATTGGCACGCAAGGTCATCAATGGTGGCAACGGAGACCACGTTCTCCAAGCTGTTGCTGCTCGTTACGACCTAGCTGGACCAGATACAGATTGGCATGATGCTTCTGTTGACGTTGCAGTGTTGCCAGGAATCCTTGACAACCTTCTTGACGAAATGGCTATCACAGGTAGTGGTGCTGATTCTCTTGACATCGACAAGGCTAAGACAGACTTTGATGCAGCAAATGCACAATACATGGCTAGCAAATCTAAGAAAGCACAAGCAGACACAGAACTTGTTGTGTCCAAGGCTTTTGCAGATGGTATGGCTGGAAAAGATGTTCCAAGCACCGAAGAATTGGCAAGTGCCCTTCCAAAGGAACTACCAACCTCAGACGAGCTCAGCCCAGCAACAACTCCAAAGCCAAGCGAAGTTTCAGACAACGATTCACAAATCGAATCTATCCTTGGTGGCTTAGTAAGCAATAACTGGGTCGCAGACAACGAGAACACAACTAACGTTGGAAAGATTGCTGTCGAAGATATGAAGCCTGGTGACTTCATCAGTGCTCAGTTTGGTGGATACCACGAGATTGTTTCTGTAGAGCCAGACCCAGATAACGACAAGAAGATGATTGTTACTCGTCGTCTACTTGCAAATGGCAAGGAATACAAATCAAGCTGGATTAAGTACCAAGCATATGAAGTTCGTCGTCGTAACGAGCCTCTTGAGATTGCACAACCTGTAGATTCAACTCCTGAAACACCAGAAGTAGAACAACCAATTCTCGAAACAGATGAAGCTCCAGAGAAGGAAAGCTCAGCTGGTACATGGAATGGTTACAAGGTTTCACAAGGCACAGATGGTGTCTGGAGAAGGTTACTTCTTCTCAGTCAATGGAAAGCGTTTCTGGGGTAAGTACGGTGCTGCGGGTGCCCTAGTTCGTCGTAAGAACTCTGATGGAGTATATGAATACTTCCTAGCAAAGCGTTCTTCTGGTCTCTCACAAGGTGGAGGCAAGTGGGGATACCCAGGCGGTGCACATAAAGACCAGACAATTGCTAAGTCAGTTGGTGGAACAGCTAAAGAAGAATTTAGCGAAGAAGTAGGTGGAGATCTGTCATCTCTTGAGCCTAAGTACATTCATCAAAACTTTGTCGGCCCAGAATGGGCATACGACACATATGTATTTGAAGTTGGTCCTAAACAACTTAATGATTTGTCACCTAAGGACGGAGAAAACTCCGAAATTGGTTGGTTCACAGCAGATCAAATTAATCAGATGGCTGCCGATGGCAAGCTCCACAGTGACTTTGCTGATTCAGCACAAGCAATCTTTGACTTGTCTGAAGACAACACAAAGGGTCCAGAGAAGCCAACACCAGCTGAGTCTAAGTCAACAGAAGTTAAAGCTTTTGACACGACCAACTGGAAGAAGATTGCTGGTCAGGCTGGCTCAAATGAGGGCGCATTCTATGTAGACCCTGATACAGGAGAGCAGTATTACGTCAAGGTTCCTAAGTCAGACAAGCATGCAGCAAACGAAGCTCTTGCATCTGCTCTTTACGAAGAAGCAGGAACAAAGATTGGTCGTGTCTATCTTGGAAAAGATAGTAAGGGCAACACAGTTCTTGTTTCTCCTCTAGTAGAAAATTCTAAGAAAGATTTCAAAGCTAAGAAGAGTGATGCAGATATTCTTAAGTCTGCACAGGAAGATTTTGCAGTAGATGCGTGGCTTAATAATTATGACGTAGTTGGTCTTGAATACGACAACATGTTGACAGTTGATAAAGATGTCTATCGTGTAGATCCAGGTGGAGCTCTTCTATTCCGTGCTCAAGGTAAGGATAAGAAGAAAGACCTCACCGACGATGTGAAGTCAATTGATACCTATCGCGACCCAAACATCAACCCTCAAAGTGCTGAAGTCTTTGGTTCAATGACAGATGAGCAGATTGCTGAGTCTGCAAAGAAGGTACAAGCAATCAGTCCTGAAAAGATTGACCAACTTGTTGATCAAGCATTCCCAGATGACCCAGAAACTGCTAACTTCCTCAAAGAGAAGCTAAAGGCTCGCCGTGAGAACCTTATTGAGCGTTTCAATCTCGCTGAAACAGCTCCAGAACCTTCAGAAGTTATCCCAGAGTCTTCTCCAGATGCCAACACAGTAAAGATTGACTTTGCTGGCAATGTCGAGGACCAACTTAATGCTGCAATCGCTGATGGAAAGAAAGTCTCATTCTTCTACAACGGTTCAGACCGTGTAGTAACTCCAAAGGCAATCTGGACTAACCCAAAGAATGAAAACGTAAACCTTCGTGCTATTGATTCAGATGGTGTCTCAAAGAACTTCACTATCAGCAAGATGGAATCCAACTCTGAAGGATTTGAAATCCCAGCAGAAACACCTAAACCTTCTACAGAAGCTCCAGCAGGTTGGGTTAAGGAAGGTAATTACACTTGGAAGAAAGACGGCTGGGTTGTAACTGAAGATACTGATGGAAAACTTACTGGAAGTAATCCAAAAGTTTCTGGTCTTATCTTTGGTGACTCATGGGATGAAGTTCAAACCAAGATTGATGCAGAAGACACAACTCCATCTATCCCTCAGGTGGCTACACCAGAAGAGATTAAGGCAATCGCTGAATCACCAGACGGTGGAATTACCCCATCTGCCAATGACAACATTGAGCCTTTTGGAGGAAATCCCCCAGAGACTCCACTAGTTGAGACTGAGAAGTCCACAACTCTTCCTGAAGCAGAGAAGCAGAAGGTACTTGATGAAGTATCCAACCTAGCTGAAAAACTCTTTGGCTCAAAGGGTAAGACTAAGGATCTTCTAGAAGCACTTAAGGGTCAAGAAGGTGTTGATAATGACCTTATTGACTCAATCATCAGCGATATCGATGCCCCAAAGACATCACCTGATGCAACTCCAGAAGAGAAAATTACAAGTGACCTTACTCAATCCTTTACACCAGAAGATGGCGATGAAGATGTACCAGCTGATGTCCTTGAGTCCGTCACACCAGAAGAGCTTGCTGCAGAAGCAAAGACTCCGATGGACCCAGACCTCATTTGGAAGAAGGTTCAAGAGGAGTACTCAAGCACCACACTTCCAAACGGTCACATCGTTGTGTTCTCACAGACCAACGGCACAGACAAGTTTGATGTTCTAGTAAAGCGCAACTCTGATAACACTTTCAGTGTTTATCACCGAATCACTGGCGCAGATGGAACAAGCAAGGTCAAGAACCTTAAGGGTCGCTGGCACTCATTCACCGCTCTAAAGAGCCGTATAGAAAACGAAAAGTGGAAAGCAAAGGTCACACCTTCAAAGATTAAGGCAAAGGCTAAGGCAGAAACTCCAGGAAGCATTCTCCCTGCAGCAATTCCTACTCAAAAGGGTTCTTATGTTTCAGCAGACGGCGTTAGCGTCGTCAAGGTTGGACAGAAAGTTAAAGATATCAAGACTGGTAAGACTGGTGTTGTTATTTCTCTTAAGGATGAACTTGTTACAGGTAAGTCCAAGCTCAAGCCAGAGGGTTACACCTATACAGACGTTGCAAAGGTTAAGTGGGATGACACTGGTGCTAAGAACTGGAAGGTTTCTACCTACCTTGAAATTTTAGACGGACCAAGTGGTGGGGGTAGCGGTGGAACAAAGACCACACCAACACCAAGTGCACCTTCAACTCCTAGTGCACCATCAACACCTTCTACACCAGAGGTTGATGCAACTCCAGCAGAGATTCCTACATACGATGCTCCATCTCTTAATGGTGCAAAAGCTCTTAAAGATGTAGAGGCACTTGCTGCAGCTAAGAACTCAACAGAGCATATGTCTTACTTTGGTGCAGACAGCTATAACGACTACAAAGAGTTCCTTAAAGGCGAGTTCATCAAAGACCCAGAGTCTAAGAACCTTGTTCCAGGAATTATTGTCTCTAATGCATCACCTAACTCCAGTGACCAAGACCTAACAAGTCATGGTGTCATCACAAAAACAGATAAAAAGACTGGAGAAGTAGAAGTTACTTACTTTGATGGACCGCTTGCTGGTAAAGCTCAAGCACTTAAATCAGACAAAGTATGGAGCCGTGAAAAGTTCTTAACTACAGAGCAGTCTAAAGAATTAGGTATTGATGTAGATACCACTCTTCTTGAGAAGTCTCGTGCTGCATCTAAAGCTAAAGGTGAAAAGTACGCTAAAGAACTAGAAGAAAAGAAAAAGAAGGCTCAGCAAGAAGCAGAGGCTAAAGCTCTTAAAGCAAAATTTGAAGTCAACGGTCCAGGTTTCGCTCTTCAAACTCCTAATGCACCAGCAGATTGGTCAAAGTCTCCTGTAGACAATGCACCAAGCCTTGAGGACGCACTAAAAGTTGCAAAGGGTGATGACCCACTTCAAGCTGCTAAGGGAGTAACCGTTCTTGCCGACAGTGACTCAATTGAAGACCTAGAACTTCGAGTTCAAAAAGTTACTGGCAAGGGTGGTAAAGAGCAGATTCGCGTTACCTTTGCTGTAACCGACTGGGCAGCAAATGCTCGTGTTGCTGCAATGATTGATAACCCAAACATTGATAAATCATCTGGTCTTGATATTGATAAGTATGAGATTCAACCTGATGGCTCTCTTGTACGCAAGAAGGCTTGGGCAGGTAGCGAT